CTCATCCTAGTCAAATTGATAAAGACTCAAAAGAGCAGCAGATAAGATATCGTGAGTTTTTATCTGGCGCTGAATACGATGGTTTTCCTGATGAAACACGACGAGAATTCTTAGGTAAAATGCGTATAAGCAACACAAGCGCCATTTTTAACGATAAAATAGATTATTTAATAGAGAATGCCGACGGCGATGGAATGTCACTTAATGCAGCTATTGAGTACGCCATTAATAACGTTATGCAGACTAAGTGGCATATCTTAATTGCTGAGACTAAAAACGCTCCAAAAACTGGCGTTAAAATGTCAAAAGCTGAACGTGCATCAATAAATACCCGTGCAACTATCAAGCAATACACGCGTGAAAATGTTGTTAACTGGAATTTCTCAGTTGTTAATGATGTTATGCAGTTGTCGTATATTGAGTTATTGCAAATATCTAGCGAGTTCGATCAATCAACAGGACAAAGCACGCAAGTACAAACATATCTAGTTATGGCGCTTGATGAAGAAGGTAATTACTACCAACAAACTAAAGTTTATGGTGGCAAAGATGCACAGATGGAAGTTGGTGAACGTGACTATATTACTGTAAATGGTGAGCCGCTTAAATTTCTGCCGTTAGTTATTTTAGCTGATGAAGAACTGCCGCCTTATCGATTACCTATGCAGCTTGGTTACCTAGCACGCATTGTTGATGCTTCTATTCATCGTTACCAGGTGAGCGCGCAGTATAAAGAGACAATGAAAAGTATCGCACCGACTATCATGACTAGCGGTTGGAAAGATGGTGACATTGATATCTATAAACAAGCTAATAATGGTCGTTCATTTATCGCGACTGGTGCAGGTGCGGTTAACAATATGCCTGACGGTGTGACTAGCGAAGTTTTATCCTGTGCAGCGGATATGATTGGTTTCCAGTGGTATTTCGAGTACAGCGAAAAGAAAATACGCTCGATGGGCGGTGATGCTAATACGCAAGGCGTAGCAATGACAGCTACAGAAAGCGAGATCACAGCATCAAAACAAAACGCATTACTAAATACTATTGCCGATAATGCCGATGAAGGGTTTACGCGCATTGTTGTTTATTGTGGGATACTTGAAGGTATTTACTCACAAGATGATATGCAATCAGCACTTGAAGATGTTGTTATTGAACTACCGCGTGACTTTGCAACGCCTAAGTTGACTGATGCTGAAGTACAAGAGTATCGTCAAGATTACATTAATAACTTAATCACTAAAGAGCAGTACATTGCAATTATGATTAAAGGTGGTCGCAGAACTGGCGAGATTGAAGAAATACTTGCAGAGTTAGAAGAAGCTCCACCAATCGGTGAACCTGTTTCTCCTGATGTAGTTAATGATGAGAATATTGACAGGTCAGACCAGTCAAGCGATAATTAGAACACAAAGGGTGTGCGGTGCACATCTTAAATTTAAAACTATGGCGGTGCTATATAATGTTTGTTGAAAAATTGGATGATTTACCAGAGAGTTTGCAAGATCAATTTGTAGAATCAGAATTCGACGGTAAAAAGGGGTATCAGCATAAAGATACTATTGCTTTAAAGAATGCTTTAACAAATGCTAAAGCAGAAAAAGACGAGTTGCGCAATAAGTACGCAGACGTTGAAACTCGATTAACTGAGTTTGAAAAATCTAAAGCTGATGAAATTGAAGCAGCTAAAGTAAAAGCATTAGAAAGCGCGCGATCAACCAAAGATATTGATGCTATCGAAGAGCGTTATCAGCAACAAATTGCAGACTTAGAAAAGCGCTCAAGTGAAACAGTAAACGAATACAAAGAGCGCTTAGAAAAAGTTAATAGCACTGTTAAAAACTCAAGCATTGACGCGATCGTTAATGACTTAGCGAGCATGGCGACCGATAAAGGCCGTAACGCATTTAAACAATTAATTAAGAGCCGTATTGATTACGACTCAGAAAACGGTAAGTACATATTCTTAGATGAGAGTGGCGGTGCTACTTCATTGGATACCAACGGATTTAAAGCTGAAATAGCTAAAGATTCGTTTTTTGATTCATTACTAGCGTCTGAGCCAACAATGGAAGGCGGCGGTAATGCGAATGGCGGTAATGGTGGCGGTGCTTCTATTGCTCAAAGGTAATGCGAATGGCGGTAATGGTGGCGGTGCTTCTATTGCTCAAAAAGAACTAAGCAATAAAACGAAAGGTTATCTTTCGCAACTCACTTAAAAGGAAATAGACCGACATGGCTACTATTCAAATTTCAGACATTTATGATCCGCTACGTTTCTCAACTTTAGCACAAGAGCGACAAGTTGAGAAAAACGCGTTTATTCAATCAGGCGTACAAGTTGCAAATAGCGAACTATCTGCGCTATGTTCGCAATCTGGTTTTTCTGGCGATATTGATAATATCAAGCCGTTAACGACTGGTGAACCAACTTACACCACTGATGATCCAACAGATATTTTAGTACCTGCAAATCTTGGTACTCAAGAAATGAAGTATCGCAAAGCAGCTCGTGCAAAATCATGGTCAGCTATGAACTTAGCTCAAGGTATCGCATTGCAAGATCCGATGATCGGTGTAACTAATCGTATTGGTGATTATTGGGCTACTGACAATCAAGCGCGTTTAATTAACTCATTATCAGGTATCCTTGCGGATAACATTGCTAATTATGACGGCGATATGGTTAATAACGTTGCTACCGATGCAGCTACAGCCATTACAGACAGTGAAAAGGCAAGTGCATTAAACTTCATTAAAACGTTAGAATTGACATATGCTATGCACTCTAGCGTGTATTACGGCTTGTATGCAATGAACCTTATCACGTTTATTAAAGAATCTGAAGATTCTAGTTTTGCAACGTTTCAAGGTAAGCGCGTAATCGTTGATGATTCACTAGTTGTTGTTGAAGGTACTAACCGCCCAACTTACACCAGCATTTTATTCGGTGCAGGCGCTGTTCATGCTGGTGAAGGTAATATGCCTAAAACATTAGCTTCAGAAATGGATCGCAAGCCTGACTCTGGTAATGGTGGGGGTGAAGATATTATTTATTCTCGCCGTACCGATATCATCATGCCTACCGGTTTTACTTTCACCGGTTCGTCATTGTCTGGTCAGTCTGCTACTTATGCAGAATTAGCAGCAGCGGCAAACTGGGATCGAGTATGGGATCCTAAAAACATTCCTATCCGATTCATGAAAACAAACGGCTAAGTTAAAATTAAAGGAGGTTAGCGCCTCCTTTTTTATTTGGAGAATATAAAAATGGCTAAGAAAGACGAAGTAACACACGAATCATTAATGGATGCTATTTCTGTTGCTGAAAAAGCACTTAAAGAAGCTAAAGAAGAATATAAGGCTTTTTGTAAAGCGAACCCTTTTAAGCTTCCAGAGCAACCATCATTGCACGCATTAAGAAAACTACGTGAAAAGAATGATAAGAAAAGCGATGCAGATCACGCCAAATCAAACAAAGCTGCACAAGCTAGCGCACAAAAAGCACAGCTAATTCAAGAAGTGAAAGGGGTGTAACATGCAAACCATGACCGCACCGCGAGGACGATTGATAACAGCAGGTACACCTGTTGTTATCCTTGATGAATACAATGCGCCTATTCAAATGCTACAAAATGAAACGGGTGGCAATGCTAGTATTACGTTAAATGGCGGCGTTGCTTTTAGTATTAAAGATAGTGAAAGCCTGATTTTTAATATGCCAATTTACGGCACCATTGAAAGCGATGTTGATTTGGTCGCTTTAGCTTAACCAATAAAAAAGCCGCTGTAATTAGCGGCTTTTGTTTATTCTTTTTTATCTAACATTTTAACGTAATTCAAGTGCTCTGAATACAATCTATAAGCAAGCTCATCATTACCGTCTTTTTTAGCGTGTTCAGACATAGTTAAATATTCGTCACTCTTTGCTCTGTAGTAATCGTATCGTGTTTTGATCATTATCTAAGCCTCATTTCATCACAGTTAATACCTTTACTGCCACGTTCAGCATCACTCAATTGATCACACTCAATAGCAACACCAGCAAATGATACTTGTATTAACATTTGAGCTATCTTATCGCCTTTGCGCACTTCTAGAGTTTTATTACCACTGTTCAGCAAGGCAATCATAACCTCACCACGATAATCACTATCAACAACACCAGCCAATACTTGTATTTGTTTTTTAGCGCCAAGTTTAGAGCGGGCCCATATCAAACCAACACAACCATTTTTTATTTCCATCGCTAAACCTGTGCCTAAAATAGCGCTTTTACCAGGTGGGATATCTGCATCTTCAATCGAGCTTAAATCAAAACCTGATGCGAATTGACTGCCTCGAATTGGTGCTTTTGCATCTTCATGTA